GACACAAAAGCATCTGAATTGTTGTGTACTAAACTGAGCTGAACTGTTGCTAATTCGTTGTTGATCTCATCCTTCATGACACCAAGATAGAATGCACTGTCAAAAGAACCAGTTGTGAACGTGTCAACGTTGGTTGCAGATGCACCTATCGATGTTTGTTCTCCGGTACTTGTGCCTGCTGATTCCGTAACAGATGCCTGCGTGGCTATGTTTGTCCACCCTGTTGTGTCATATCTCTCATAGGTGTCAGTTGAAGTGTTGTACCTGATCATACCAGTGACACTACTGCCGGGTCTGTCTGATGTCTCCCCTCTAGGCAGTGTTACTGCACCTGGTTCAAGTTTAAAGTTGTTGTGAGTGATGTACAGATCGTCTGATGTCTGTCCGCTGGCCCTGTAGATATTGTCTGCTTCCATGGTCAGACGTGCAAAATAAATCTTGGTGTTCGGGTTACAACTTGCCCTTAACCTTGCTTTACCGCTTGATACATCTGCTGAGAAAGTTGCTAACGTGTTGTTGCCAGTGATAATAAAACTCTCAGATACGGTTGCACCCGAGCCTGCGTTGTTAACAGTCATGGTCACTTCCGAGTTCTGGTATTCAGAGCCTGATTCCATTGTGATGAAATATCTAGCTGATTTGTATTTGAATGCGTCAAACGAGTCTACTGTTTCAACTGCAGAATCTATGTCACCTTTAACACCGTACAAGAAGTTATCAAACTCTCCCAGTTTGGTTTTTGATCCTAGGTCCTGTCTGTATAGTATCGCCGTACCTGTTGTGTTTCCACCTGCTGTTGAGCTCAATGTCACAGTGGCACCAGAAATTGCGGCGCTGATTGTGTGCAATGGTGTTCCCCTACTTGATACGAGGGCGTAGTCGTCGTGGTACACTGTTGTACCATCATGCGTCAGGCTAGTCTCAGATATTTGATAATCACCTGATGTGTCGTCCTTGATCAAAACAACATACTTGGCACCCCTTATGTCTGTCTTTGTGAATTGGTCTAGTGTTGTTGCCGTTGAGCCTATGTTGGTCGATGTTGCTATAATTTTTGAGTTAGTGTTTGCAACTGTTTCGTGGTGATCTCCCAATGCCACCCTGTAGATTCTCAAGTTAGTATGTGACGAGGTGTTTGTGTTCGCTGATAGCTGTACCATGTCCCCAGAAATTGCAACTGTAAAGTCTGCAATCCTTGTGGAATCTTCATTCACGTTGTAGACGGAAACATAAGGTGTTGAACCGTCGTGTACTACGGATACTTTCAGGTGTCCAACGAAACCGTTGTCTTTGTCTTCCATAGTCACGTCGTATATGGCACCTCTATATTCTGTTGTGTCAAATTCATCCACAACAACGGATGTTGTGTTTAATTTATAGTAGTTGAATTGTTTTACTGCTGTGTTATTTCCACCACCACCACCTGATGACTCTGTGAACGTGATGTTGCCTGCACCGTCTGTTGACAGTACCTGTCCATTACTTCCGTCTGTTGTGGGGAAATTTATTCCTGATATAACAACAGTACCAGAGCCTCCCGGAGATAATATTAAATCAGCGTTGGATGCTGTGCTAATGATATTGTCATTGAAAGTTAAATTGTCAATGACCTGTGTGCCGGTATTCTGTAGATACGAGCTTAAATTTGGTCCTGTTACAGTTAAAGTGTCACCTGACACTGCTGTGGTAATTCCCGTTGCACCTGCAATTTTAAATGTTTCGCCGGTGCCCAATATTGCACCTGTGGAGTCATCGCCAACTATCTGTATGTTGGTACTGACGTTTACCCCTGTTAATCCAGAACCATCACCAACAAATGCTGTTGCGTTGACTGTGCCTGATACATGTAGTGCTGTTGAGGGTTCGGAGGTACCTATGCCCACGCGATCGTTGGTAACATCGAGATACAGTAGGTTAGTCTCAAATGCCAGATCAGTACCATTACGAGTCAAATTTGACTTCAGCACAGATCCAGATATACGGCCAATAGCCATACAGCGTGGTCTCCTTTATAAATCTATCATCGAAGCAATGCTTCGCGAGCCCTGTTACATAGTGGGCCAAACTGTATCAGTATTTAGTGCTAAAATGAAAAGGGCGACACTAAGGCCGCCCTTTTACTACTTAGGAAGTGTAGGTACTTATTAGTGACTTACTCGAACCGCCGCTAATACTGAACCTGCATCTTGTGATTCTTTGCTGTTTAAAGCTCTACCAATCACGTTGAATGCTGTACATTCTGCTTTGGTAGCCGCTTTAGCATAGCCTGATACAGATGAAGATATTAATCTGTCACCTTTGTTCACAGGACCTATTACTTTAACATCTACTCGTCCAGTCATTGCAATGTATGGATGTGTTTCGTTATTTCCAGCACCGCCATTCATTTTGAATGCCGCTTGGTGTTCCCCAGAAACAACACCAAACACTTCGTCTGATGCTTCTTCTGCTACTGCTGTGATTTCTTCCGCTCCGCCCAATGCTACAACTGTGCCTGGCTCATACATCGAGTCAGATGCAAATCGTTCTGCAACATCTGAGTATTGCGCCGCTGTTGCTGTACCTTCTAGGTTAGCTACCAGTGTGGACACTGATGCTATTGTTACTCCACCTGATTTATCTCCTGCTGTGGCAGTTGTTAAACCTAGGTTGAACTTGTCCGCTGATTCATCCCAAAGGAATGCCGCGTTGTTGCCTGTTGAACCACGTTCAATAATGATACCTGCATCATTGAATGATTGTGATATACCTGTGTTCAACTCAATGATGTTGTCAGCCACTGCTAAGTTGGCAGAACTAACTGTTGTGGTTGTTCCGTTTACAGTCAAGTCACCTGTAAGTGTCAAGTTACCTGTAACTGCTACTGCACTTGCAGTTGTAAGGTTCAATGCACCCCCTGATGTGATTGTAAGGTTTGTGTTGTCTGATTCAATATGCTCACCACCGTCACCAAACGCTAGACCAACGTTGACTGGAATGTTAACGTCTGCGCCTGCCGCCAATGTGATGTCAGCGGATGCTGTGATTGTTGTGTTTGCCGCATTTTGAACTAGTACGTTTCCACCGTCTGCCGCCACAGTGAATGCACCGTCTGAGCCTGTGTCTGACACAGTGGCAGTTGTGTTATTAACTGTTAGTGCAGAGCTGGATAGTGCTGATAGTCTTGTGTCAAGATATCCTTTCACTACCACATCACCATCTGCTGACGGTGTAGCTGTCGATATACCTGTTATTTTGTTGTTGGATGCGTCGATAACGACGTCACCCACGGATAGACCGTTGTGTACTCTAAAGTTTCTTGTTGTCATGGTTCCTATATCTCCCTCATGAGTTGATGTTTTATTATTATTTGTAAAGAAAAACCCCTTACAGTGTTATTTACCGTAAGGGGTTTATTTTAAAGTGTTGAGTTATTATACAGATGTCAATGAGTACTGCACTTTAGCAGTCTGTGCACCACCTGATGATACAGCCTGTAACAACACAGAATTACTTGATAGTGTTGCTGTGTATGTGGATAGATCTGCACCCGAGGACGATGTTTGACCGTATACTGTCACGTATGCAGTTGTACCATCGTGTACAATCAATGCTTTTGCAACTTCATACTCTGTGTTGGCAGAATCTGTGGTTGTAATCAACGCTTCCATTGATCTGTATGTGTTTTTATTGAAACTAGCAATGGTTGTTGCCGATGATGTGAAGGCCGTCGCCGCAGTTTCAGTTCTAAGTATTCCACCTGATCCGGCCGCTGAGTTGTCAAATCCAACGATACCAAATATTCTAGCCGCCGCATGCGGTGCAGAAGTGAATGTTATGTTAGTTCCAGAGATTGAGTAGTTTTCTGCAGGTTCTTGATACACGTTATCAATGAATACCATCACGTTCGCGGCTGAAGCCGGAGTTGATGAGAAGAACCCTGCAAACGTTGCTGATGATCCATCACCTGTGGCTGATACTTTAGAAATGATTGGTGTGTCGCCTGCCATTTGGAATTCCACGTATGTAGATCCATCTTGACAACCTTCGTACTGACCATTTTCTGAGTTGAAACGAATGATACCTGCCGCTCCTGTGGGTCTTTGTGAGTCATTACCAACAGGCAATCTAAGAGCGTCTGTTGATGAACCTGCGTCTACCACATAAGCTGGAGTTGCAGTATGGATACCAATTCTATCATTGCCTGCATCACCAAATAACAAGTTGGCATTGCCGTTACCTTCAAATCTGAAGTCAACATCTGCTGAACTCTCGTTGAAGATGAATCCTGCACCGTCAACTTCGAAAGCAGTTGTGATCTTAACTGCACCTGTTGAGTCAGCAACCGTTATGGCCGCTGTTCCGTCATTGGCCTTGATGTTTGTAACCTGTGCATTCGTCGCCACTGCTGTTGTAGCCGTAGCTGTTGTGAATGTACCTGCCGCCGCTGAGTTGGCACCTATGATAGCACCGTCAATGGCACCTCCGTTGATGTCTGCTGTGTCTGTGGTGAACGTTTTACCTGTTGCGACAGTGAAGTCCTGAGCAGATGTGATTACTTCTGCTGTGTTTCTACTGTCAAATGTTAGGTATACGTTAGCACCTTCTTTGACTGTTAATGCTGTAGCTGAGTTGTCTGATACAGCAATGTTGATGTCTGTGCCATCTGCACTGATCGAGTCAAGAGCAATGTTGCCCACGTTGGTGATGTTGTTATCACCGACACTTAAAGCACCTGACAGTGTGATAATACCTGTTGAGTCTGCAATAGTTGCCGCTGTAGTTCCGTCTGCCGCTGATAGTTGAGGAGTTTGTAGATCTGTAACTGTTGTGACACCTGCGTGTAAAGCCGCATATGAATCGATAGTAACGTTACCTGCTGTGGATCCAGCTTCTCCTGCTGAGACTGCCATAGCAAACTCATCTAGTGATTCGTCCCAGATCATCGATACGTTGTCTAGTGAACCCCGATTGATTAATAAACCTTGGTCAAGCACGTTGGCATCTCCACCGGAGTTGTTTTTTGCCAAAACAATAAGTGGATCTTCAATAGTTAAATTTACTGTATCAATACTCGTTGTAGTACCATTAACTGTTAAGTTACCGCCTACTGTAAGTGCTCCTGTTGTTGCAACAGCACCTGATGAGTCAGCAATCGTGATTGCCGCTGTTCCATCGTTGGCTTTGACGTTGGTTGCTTGTACGCTAACTGCTGTTGCAGTTGTGAATGTACCTGCCGCCGCTGAGTTGGCACCTATGATAGCACCGTCAATGGCACCACCGTTGATGTCCACAGTGTCTGATTCAAATGTAACTCCAGTTGAAACCACAGTTTTCTTGTCAATGGTGATCTGTTCTGAACTGTCAGTTGTAACGAAAGTCATGTAAGCGTTAGATCCTTCTTTGATCTCCAATGCCGCCGCTCTGTTGTCTGTTAGTGCTAGGTCAAAATCATTGTCATCTGCTTGAACTGAATCAACACTGATTGCTCCAACGTTCAGTGCCGCTAAGTCACCCAGGTCAAGTCCATCTGTTACTGATAGTCTCTTGATGACAGTCGAACCAGTACCGTTTGGGGTGATATTGATGTCGCCGTTCGTGGTCAATGAGCTGATGGTCATGTCAGCTATTTTTAAGTTGTTTATTTCAAAAGAACCGTTGTCCCTGATGTGAGCCACATCTCCGTATGTTTCTGTGAAGAAATGGATTTCATTTTGATCTAATGCTCTCTCAACATCAATACCTGTGTTGCCGTCTATGTCAGACAGAGTTGATCCACCGGTCATGGCAACCCATGCACCGTTGTATCCTTCAATTTGTCCTGTGGTTGAGTTGTGTCGTATCATTCCCACAGCACCGGTCGGTCTTGCCGCTGTGTTACCTGTTGGTACTCTGATAGCATCTGAACCTGCCACGTGTAATGATACACTTGGGGATGCAGTGCCTACACCCACTCTTGAATTTGTTACATCTAATACTAGTAATGTTGTTTCGAATGCTAAATCTGTTCCAGACCTTAGAAGGTTGGATTTCAACATCTGTCCTGATATACGACCTATTGCCATCTTAATTTCTCCAAACGTTTTGTTTTGTCATGATTGACTGTTATAACAGTGGTATTTACCAGGTTGTCTTAATTTTTACGCTATAAGTAATAGGATACGATAATGAACATATGCACACACACGCAGTCAATATAGTGGGTTCTGTGCCCATACAATGGGATTTTGATCAGAGCGATCTGTTGGGCAGTACCATTCAGGCCGGCAACACACATAAAAATCATCCGTTTGACTATGCTGTCACAAATGCAGAGACTCGTCTGCAGGACATGCTGAACACTGACAGTTTCAAGGGCACAAAAATACTGGTGCCAGAGGATCTGTACAAGAAATACATATTTTTTGATCCTTTGGATAATCTACCCAATTTTCCTTTCGTGAAGAGCTTGGAACTGGAGGTGAATTCCTGTTCCGAACAGAGTCTTGCACTGCTGTTGGCCTGTTGGATGGAGATGGAAGTGATCTATCTGTTTGGCTATGACATCGCCAATCTCACAGAGCGATCACGATTGATATCCATTGCAATGGCTCATCCCCACAATCATATTGTGTATGTGCGTAAACCCAATCCCAACAAGATATTCCTGTTTGATGGGTTTGAGAACATGTCAGTGATGGATTATTTAGAATATCAGAAAGTGGTGGATGAAACAACCGGTCAATAAAAAACACATGAAATATCATCTCACCGTGAGGTGGCCAGCAATCTGTCGTAATCGCAGTGCAGAGATTCTCAACGAGCGACCTGATCTAGTGGAACAGATGAATCGTTTCCGACAGAAATTGGATCGAGTGTGTGAGTTGATCCTGCGTAAATCATTTAGAATAGACACAGGGCACAACATGACCGGAGTGAAGTTGTGGTTGGAATCAGGACAGGATGTGTATGATTTTATTATTCGACAACCAGAATTTGATTGGGAGATAGTGCCAGAAATGGGCACAGTGAACAGTCTCACAGGTGAATTTAAAAAATATTCTATAATTTATACGCCAACAGGCATCACAATAGATTAGTCAGCAAACCCGTGCATGACCACAACTCTCGCACCTTCATGTGGTGCTTCTATCACAGAATCTCCGCCAGTGAATGACAACACACTTCCGCTTATTGTGTAGTTTGTGTCAGGCTCCTGCATCACACCATCCACATATAATATCACAGTTTTTTCGTTTGTGGGAGTTATGCTCATTGTGAATTGTGTGGTGGATCCGTCACCGGTGAACACATCTTTGGTGATCTCGCCTGCTTCAGATGAAGTACGCAGTGAGGTATATGTTGATCCATCTTCTGACACCTCATACTTGCCGGTCTGCGAGTTGAAACGCAACATACCTGCTGTGGCAGAAGGCCTTGCCGCTGTGTTACCTGTGGGTAGATTGATAGCAGTGGTTGAGTTAAAAACAAACTGTCCTGTTCCTGCTGTGTCTAGAGTAAAGTCTGCATCGGTTACATCCTGATTGATAGTAGATCCGGCAAATGTGAAATTGCCTGTAGGATCTAAACTCGACACTAAGTTTTGTAATCCTTTAGAGCCTGTGTATCGTCCTCCGGCTATGTACACCACCTTGCCTGTGAAATTTACACCATTGGGTAGATTGGCTCCTATAAAATGCAACACACCGGATTGATAGTCAAAGAACCATTCGTCGTTGTTGCCTGATCCTGTGGCACCTACCTGTGTGCCAGATGCCGCGGCATTGCTCGCATCACCAGAACTGTGTACATATACTTTTACCTGATAGGTGGATCCAAATTCAGGTGGTATCCAGTCTGTGAGACCGGTCTTCCAGGTTCTATTAGCCTCTCCAGTGGTGTTGTCCACAGTACAAGCATCTGGACTGGATGTGGGGTACACAGTCACAACACCGGTGGATGATCCTGGCAGGATTGTGGGTATTTGGTCTGCCGCATTCCACGTGGTGTCACCTCTCAACAGTAAAGGAGATGCTATAGATTCATTGGGTGCTTTCTTGTTTGCATTGGTGTCAGTTTTACTAACTCCATATCCTATCTTCTTCCAGAGATAATCAACTTTTTTTGCGTCTGTGATTGCCATTATGCGATGCTCAGTGCTGTCACACTGTCTCCTGATTCTAGTTTAATTCTTATTAGTATGTTATTACCTGTGGCATTGGAAGCATTCTCAGATCCCAGTGTTAGAGTGAATGATTGTGCAGAATATGTTGTGTTGTCTATGATTCTATCTCCAGATGTAAATGCACAACCGTTGGATCCGTTACCGCCATTGCCTGTGTCAGCTCCTGGCACACCCGATCCTGCATATGACAACGAAGCATTCAACCATCCGTTGATATCAGAGGCATCATCGATCGCTGTACCCGGTGACGCAACAAAAAGTCCTGAAACTTTTCCTGTTAGAGTCACTGTAAAGTTTGCAGTGGAAGTTCTTCGGAAAGCGAACGTGTAGTACTGGGCTCCACTTCTTCCTGAGTTTAGATCTGGTCCAGCTGGCAGATGGCCTGAGCTCAGATCTGTTGTGTAATGTTGTATGGTACCTGCACTGGTACTCGTTGGTCGAACGATTGCTTCTTGGGTTCCTGCCACTGTGACTGCACCAGACCATGCATTATTTGTGTAGTAGTCGGCATTTGAGAAAGCCGGTGTGTCTGAGGCGGAACCCAATCCGCTTATTCGCACAGCATCGTCATCGTGGGTGGCTCCTAAAGAGTCACTAACTGCGATACCACCTTGATCTAAATTAAGACCTCCCGGTGTTTGTGTGAAAACTTGAATTTTTGTTGCATCTGCATCATAAGAACCTGCACCATTACAGTTGGTGGCTCTTGCTTTGATAGTGGAAACTGAGAACATGTTTGATGTAGTAAGAGGCACTGTGACTGCTCCAATGGTATAAGCAGACGACACCCCGGTGTCTGTGTTGGGTATACCACCTGTTAAGAATGTGCTCGAACCATCTATGTTTGCATATGTAAAATCTAAATTGGATATAATAGAGCCAGAACCCTCGGACACTGTGCCTGGTTCAATTTCATGTGGATTAGTTATATCAGCGTAGGCCTGTCCTGTTAGGTTAGCAATGGTTGTACCGGTTACTGTTAAACTTGGTGAGCCTGAATCGTAATAAGGTATACCTGAAACATACTGGAATGTACCAGCCGCATTTTGAGTCACTGTGCCAATACTAGTGGTTGGAGCAGATGTAACATCGTCTTTGAGCACATGTACATAGTTGGTGTTACCTGTTGCAGAATGTTCTAATCTCTGTGCTGTCAATCCTGCCGAGTATGCTGACAGTGCTTTTGTTATTTTTGCTGTGAACACTTGATAGAAATCTTGAGGATACGCACCATCAACTTCGTCGTAATCTCTTTGATTGCTAACAACCAAGGAAGTAAACGTTCCGTTTTCTCCTGCTGTTGCTGAGAACGCTTTAGCACCATCAGCGGATGCATTGATGCTCGCTGTTAGTGTGCCAGCGGCACCATTGTAGGCGTTTGCAACTGTTGCTGTGTCGATTGTAGAGGTACTTGTGTACCTTCTTGCAGTTGTAGAATTTAATGCAGTACCAGCAGACAATGTATCGGCTGAACTGGTGTTGTCGGTAAATGAAGCACACAGCTTGGGAGATGATCCTTGTGCTGAATCACTTAACGTCAAACTCTTTGTAGATAGGTTGGCCGGCGCCGAAGGCACTGCTTTCATGATCCACGTAAGAGTTTCTTCATCGTCTTGGAAGAATGTGTCTGGTGTGCCATATGCTCGAAATCTTGTTGTGAAAGATCCTGCTGACACTCCTGTAAAGTTCCTTGTTAGAGTTGTTCCAACACTGCCGGCAGTTGATCCGTCTTCTGCTATTGACACCAAAGAACTTGAATCACTGAAGTAATCATAGTCGTAGTTGTCTGCATTCTGCGAGGTATTGGTAAATGTTGCTGATGCTCTGTTAGCACCAGTTAGATCTGTGTGATCATACAACGTGTATTGATTGTTGCCTGTTCCGGTTGATACTTTATCTGCCGTGCCTGCTATGTTCGCTCTCACATCGGGCTCCACAATAATATTAATATTTTTTGAGAACGGTGTGCCAGAATGTCCAGTGGCAAGACTTAGACTGGTTGTGAAAGTGGATGTTACACCATTTGTTTGATTGGCAGAACTTAAATTAAATGTATTAGAAATATCTTCGTCTGTGTCTCCTGCACTTCCAGAACCTACATTAACGTTGGTGTTGCTGTCACCTTCTCCAAAATTCCAAGTGTACACATTGGCTGAGAATGTGCTCTGTGCTCCAGGATTGGATGCTGTGTCGTTTGTGAATGTAACAGGGAATCCTGATGTGCCTTCTTCGTTGATTCCTCGTATGGTGGAATCTGTTGTGGAATAATCTACAGCGTGTACAGAATACACATCAAAGTTTTTACTCGCAGTTGCAGGTATCACTGCTGGGTCTGCTGTGTTATGAGATAACAATTTTAATTTTACAGTATATCGAGTATCACCTGTGCCTGACCCGACCGTGGATCCGTCATCGTCTGCAGAGTTGTTGTAGGTGTGTGAAAGTCTAGAACCGGATCGACCGCCGGCCGCCGAATCTGATGCTACGGAACTGGTTGAGGTATCTCCCCAATCTACTTCGTAGGTCACTGTGGCACTGCCGGTGTTGGTGGTTACGTTTTCGAGATACACAGTGGCACCGTTGTCTGCTTTAGTGATTGCTGATCCACCCGACGCGGCCGCATACATAAAGAAATTTGGCACAGGTTCTGCTGTGTAAATCACAATGTACTGTGTTCTTGTTTTTGATGCTGTGCTTCCTGCTGAGCCTGCTGTGGCTGTGTGATTGTATGCTGTCACTGTTATGGTGTAAGGAGAATTTGTATTTGTACTGTAGGTGTGACTTGGTGTGGTATCTGTGGTGGCTGTGGTGGCTGATTCACCTGTGCCCCAATCAATATCATATCTAGTAGCACCGCCACCCACTGTTGAAATAGTGAGAGTAACTGCTAATCCTGCTGACCCAGTGGTAACATCCGCAGAAAAATCCACAGACTTCACATAGGTGTTGTTCCGAATATTTTCCATGGTCTCATTTAGATCATCCACAGCATCTGTTATAGATCTTGATCCCACCAATGCTGAATAAGCACCGTCTCCAAATGAGGAGTCGGCAGGAGTGCCCAACAGTATGTCTCCGCCATCACCCGAAAATGCTCCCGATGAAACAGCACTGTCCACATATGCTTTGGTGGTTAGATCAGTGTCACCTACCGGATCTGCCGCTTGTATTTTTGCTAGAGTAACACCTGATAAATCTGTTGTTGTAGAACCATCAGATGTGGTAGTTCCAAATCGAAATACATCCAATGTTTCGTCCCAGTACAACACAGCCGGATTACTGGCACCGCCTCTGTTGATCATTATACCTGCATCTGTGGCCGCAGAGTTGTTGGAATTGATCACTAAAATATTGTCTTCTACTGATAGATTCTGTGAATCTATTGTGGTTGTTGTACCTGCTACTGTTAGATCACCTGTGATGGTTACTGAATCTTGAAATCTTGCTGTACCGTTAACATCCAGAGCATAATTGCCTGGAGAATCGGTTTTAATACCAATCCTGCCGTTAGACACATCTACGAATAATAAATCCGTCTGGAAGGCAATATCCGATGTACGAATCAGATTGGATTCAAGTAATTCTCCACCTATTCTATTAATTGCCATAATACTACATTGATATTTACCAGATCATACCTAAGCCAGATAATACACTAAATATTCATATATGGCACTTAAACCTTTAAACACAACTAGGAAGATCACTGCAAAATCTATCAAATTATCTGAGATTGCACTGGATACCAATTGTTTAACTGGTGATCTTATAGACGGCGGGACAGTAACTAATTTCAGCAGTACAGGTATCAAGGACACTGCGTCAGAAACGCAGATCATTGTTAAAAATGGCAGTGTGGAAATTAAAAAAGATTTAGATATCAAAGGCACAGTGCGAGCAGACAAATTAGAATATGTTTCTGCACAGGTGCCTAAATTAAATGTCACTCAAGCAGTGATGGTGGACAACAACGAAGTTATATGGAAAGATTCTTTAGGTAAGTCTGTAAAGAAAAGTTATCTGCAAGAAGTAGGTATACTAAAAGATTTACAGGTAAAAAATACTCTGTATGTGGCAGACGGGAGAGTAGGTATCAACACCACTGCCCCTGGAGCAGATTTTGCTGTATTTTCAAATGGTTACGAAATAGTAACACACTTCCATGAATTGACAGGGTTTGTAGGCACTTCTGCACACGTGCCTTTTTCTATAGGGACAGACAATACTCCACGATTAACTTGTAGAGCCAACGGAGATGTAGTGGTTGGTTCAGAAACAGGCAAGCCTGTTAATTTAAATGTGTATGGCAAGGTTGGCGTGGGAGTTAAAAATCCAACTGAAAGTTTAGAAGTTGCCGGCAATATAAAATTTTCTGAAAGAGTATTTTCTTCCGGCGAGCAAGAACCTAAATCCGGTGCCTGGTCCACAGGGTCAATTGTGTGGAATGAACAGCCTGCTCTGGGTCTTCCGGTTGGCTGGGTATGCATTAAAGGTGGCACTCCCGGTGGATGGCGACCGTTCGGTACAATTAATTAAATTTTATTTTTTATTCGCCTAATTTGTTAAGGCCGTGTATGATTGTGATGATATGGTCGTTACTTGCACCGTCATTTGCCGGCGGAGCAGATCCAAATGTGATTGTGTTCCCACCAACAGTGTAGTTGACTGTGGGGATTTGATATACACCGCCAATGAACACTAATATATCAGTGGGATCTGTTACTGAAAAACTTAACTGTGCCGCAGTAGAATCGTCCATGTTACCTGAGCCATTTCCAAAAACTGTTGTGGTTCCGTCTCCTTGAAAATTATCAATGGTTATTGTGCCTGGTGCGGAATTGCCCGTGGATATGTTGGCCCATCCGTTGTCATAGGCTTGAAATGTACCAGTGGTTGCATTGTAAACAATATCACCGTCTGCACCTGTGGGTCGTTGTGTCGTGGTTACTGTGGGGATTTTTACAGCTAAAGAACCTGGATTTATTGTTGTGTTTTTTACGAGCCTACCCATTGGATTATAATCCTATGGTTGATATGGTTGCGTTGAATTGTGCTGATGAGTCTGGAGCCGCAATGTAAATCTTATCACCAGTTTCGAGAATTAATTTTTCTGAATCGATCACGTAAGTGTCTTGGGCTGGTACTAAAAGAGTGTTGTAGACTTTGAAATTTTCGTTTACAGTACTGCCCGACGGAACCACATATACGTCCACGTTTCCGTCTGATGATGATTTGTTTGTGATGTACATAGCTGTGATAGCAGTGGATGCTGACGCTGTGAATGCCGCTGATCCCGTGCCTGTTCCAACTTGAAAATTTGTAATTGCCATATATTATCCTAGTGCAATAGCTAGTGCTGTTGCTTTCTTTTTACTTATCAATTCTCCTTCAGCACCAGAATCAATGTTTGAGTTTTTAAAGTATAGGCCTGTTCCGCCGCCTGCCGCTGTTTTGTTATACATTTTAGTAGATGTAGTAGCAGTTGGGTTTGCAGTGCCCACTGTGAATGTTAGTATGTCATTCAGCACTATTTCACCTGTGCCGTTTGCTGTCAGTGTTAAATCACCGTTGGATGCATCTGATGTTATGGATGTAATACCTGTCAAATCGTTGTCTAGTGATATTGTTATTGTGTCTGTGGCATTATTGCCAACAGTGTTAATGTTGGATCCACCTTTAAGATATAGAGTGTTGCCTGACGCGGCTGTTACAGTTGAAGAATCGTCAACGGCAAATGTTGCACCCGTTATTGATCCTACCTCAACATCAACATAGTTTTTTGTGGCGACATCTGAGGTGGCAGAAGGTTCTGCTACTTGTAATTTTGCCAGTGTTAGATTGGTCAGTGGAGATGTGGAAGCATTGTTTGTGGTTGTTCCCATTTTGAATACATCGTCACCTTCGTCCCAAAACATCACAGCATTGTTGCCGGTTCCGCCTCGATTCACATAGATACCACCATCCAGATCTGAGCCCGAGTTGTTTTTGATCACTTCAATGAAAGGATCATCCACTGTCAGTGTGGTTGAATTAATTACAGTCTGTGTGCCTTCAATCGTTAACTTTCCTGGAATTCTCACATTTGCCGCATCGAGTGTGATGGTGTTGACACCTAATACGCCCGTGCCTGCTGTAACTGAATAATCACCTGAGTTTACAATACGTCTTGCCATAATATTACTGTTATTTATAAAAGAAATGGGGGAGCATACAACTCCCCCATGGTCTTATAAGCACGTGTGCTACTATGATTATAGTACGTCGATAGTACCTTTGCCTGCTGTGTTGCCTTCGTCTGTTGCTTCAGTTAGCATTGCGTAAGCTATTGCTCCTGTTGCGCCAGCCGCTGTTACATAGTGTACAGTTCTGTTGAAGAACTTAGCCACATATGCCACAGTAGAGTCATCAAGTATAAGTTGAACACAAAACTGTCCAGCTGTCAATGAAGCCGGAGCTACTGCTGTAAGTGCAAGTGTTTGTGCTAATCTAGTCGATCCATCTGCAGATGTAAAATTAATAATAAATCTTTTGCTGGATCTTTGTTTAACGATATAGTTGCCGGATGCTGTAGATACTGCTTCTGCACCTGTACCGTCTGGCTGTGTTGCTGTTGTTGCAAATGCACCAGTGACTTCAAAGTCGCCTGCTGTGTTTCCAAAACGTGATTTTTTTACGGGTCTTCCCATTTGTTTTCTCCTTTAGTTAGGAGTCCAATCCAAGTTCTACTCGGTACGCGGTGGTTTATTTCCGCATAAGTCTTTACACCATTGTAAAGCACAATTAAACTGATGTATTTATACAGTGCTAATAAAAATTAAATGTAGAGTTAAATGGGCGATGCACGTCTGCACCGCCCCAGGTGTTTGATTGTTTATTTTTCTTTGTAGATAGCGTATAGAACGTATATTGCTACAAGTCCTACCAATCCATCAGCTGAGAAAGATTTTACAATCGCCGACACATTTCCGATTACATTTATTGTTCCCAAGAACGGTATTGGTTGTCCCTTGAACAATATTTCGAAAACCATCGCCAGGGCGATCAAGCCCACGCCAGTTTCTGTGATAGTCTTTGCGCCTGCTTTGATTTTAGTTAGAATTTCCATATTTGGATTTCCTTTCGTTTAAGAAGATATTTGTATCTTCGTAGAAATATTTAGGTGTTAGTTGCAACTATTAAAATGTCATATTTGGAATGCAATTCGTACGACAAAGAAAAAAATGCCGTTAAACGAGTGTATTTGATTTTTTAGTCAAAAAAAAGGCGCCATTTCTGACGCCTTTTTAATCTCAAATAATCTAAAGATTATTTAAATGATACGTTACTGATTCCTACTGTACCTAAGTAGTCAGCCGCGTTACCAAGAGATGACGCAGTGTTGTTTAATTCAACATAGCCATATCTTGTTAAGAAGCCAACAACTGGTTCAAAAGTAGCTGGATCAAGTACAACACCCGATGACATCAAAGGAATGTAAGGACAATAGAACGCCGGAGCGTCTGCTTCACTTGCACCTTTGTAACCAACAAGTACGTTAGAGTCGTCAGCCGCATAAGCGTTAACATATACTCTCATCGCCGCATTCAAAGTTCCAACAAACTTAGTGTTTGACGGTGCTTCGAAAGTTCCTTCAGTTGATCTTGCGAACGCTGAAGTTGTAGCAGATTGAAGAATAGTTAGAGCTTGTGGAGAAACTACAGCGTAGTTACCAGCGCCTCTTCTTGTTCTTTGTGCGATTACGTTAGCAACTCGGTTGATCAAGATTGCAAGTGCCGCATGCTCATCGCCTACGAAAGTTGCAGTTCCAGATACACCAGATTGGTCATAAGTTTCATTGTTACCATTAGATGTTGCTAATGATTGTAATGAACCGATAACTTCTTGGTCGATCTCAGCAGTAATCTCTTGAGCTAACGCCGCCATGATTTCCGCTTCAACATCGATACCTTGTTGTGCTTGTGCGTCTTGAGCCGCTTCAAAAGTCCATCTTGCAGATAGTTTTCTTGATTTAGCTTCAACCGCTTGTTTTAAGATTTGGATAGATAATCTTTTTCCAGCAGATCCTTCTAATGCCGCAGTAGCCGCCGCTTTAGTTGAACTGTTGTCTCCAGAGTATGCTTCCGCAATCTTGAATGGAGATAGTGCTTCTTCACCAGCAGTTGTTGTCGTAGTTCCGCTAGAAGAATCAGCATATCTAATTCTTAGTGTGTGGATTTGTCCTACAGGACCAGTCATCGGCTGTACACCAACGATTTCGTTAGCAATAACAGTCGGCATAACCCGTCTAATTACTGGTAGGATAACCCTGTTTAACGTAGCAACGTTACCAGCAGATGTAGCACCTGCAGTAGCAGACTCTGACAAATATCTCTTAGTGTTTTCTAAGATGATGTCCATAGTCTTTTTCTTGTTACCCGCTAAACCTTCAGTTAGAGCTGATTTAGTTTCGCTCCATTTTGACTCAAATAATTCACTCATTTGTTTCATTCCCTTAGTTTAGTTGTTAGTTTTGAGCAACGCCCGCTAATACACGGATATTGCTTAGTTCAGCATCGTCTCGTTCTGATCGAGGAGCACCTGCTTTGTCGCCAGAAGCTTCAGAAATAAATTTCTTGGCTCTTGCTACAGGAGCATCTTCCATCACTGCTTGAAGATACTTGTCATACGCAGATTTTAATTTGCCAGTTTCTGTTGATTCCAGTAACTGATTCATAACATCTGCTTTTTCTTTGCTCAAAGGTTTGAGCAACTCTGCCATCGTTTCTTTGCGTTCCATCAAATCCTTGATCTGAGCAATTTCTTGCTCTTTGGATTCAATCACCACTCTGTTCTCTTCGATGGATTTCTCAGCGCCTTGCAGTTTCAAAGTAGCTTCATCAACAACCTTCATAAGTTTTGATGATTCAGACTTCTCATTTAAGTAAGAAGCTTGATACTCTGAAGCAAACGCTTCGAAAATTTGTTTACCAAAAGAAACTTCTCTAGCTGACGTGATGTCTTCTTTCAATTGAGCAATTTCTTGAGTCAATTTTTTAGAGACAGCCGATTCAACAACCTGAGCTGATTTCTTAATGAAAGATTCTTTCAATTTTTTCAATTGAACTTTTGCTTCTTTCACTAATTTTACTTTGGTTTCGATTACAGATTTCTTGTCTTCTGCGAATTCTTTGATTTCTTTAGCAAGTGCGTTCACAACGAACTCCTCTAATTTTCCAAAGTTTTCAGACACAGATTTTCTGTCGTCGTGTAGTTCTTTAACTTCATTAGTAAGTTTGCTTAATACAAACTCTTCTAATTTTGCAGAATGTGCTCCTACAGATTCTTTGTAAGAAGTCTTTTCTACAGCCAGTGCTTTTCTGTCTTCGACAAATTTGCTGATTTCTTCTGACAACTTGTCAGTCATCATCTTGTCAATAGCCTCGACCATGTTACTTTTGTCGTGCTCGTATCTTTTAGCAAATTCTTCACGAAGCTCAGCCGCTACTGTTTCTCTGTTTTCTTTAACCTGTGAATCCCACGCTTCAGAGATAGATTTTTGAGTTTCTTCTCCGATCACGCCTGACTCAACTAGTTTTGATATTGCGTCGAACATGTTATTTTAGTCCTTTGATTATGTTGGTTAGTGCCTCAGTGAGGGCTTTTTGTGCTTTTTTGTCATTTCTAACTTCAGCCGCCGCACCCATTGCTTTATGTCCGCCTTTTGTGTTTAAAAGATGTTCATATATTGCAGTTGGGTAAGCACCAGGTGCCGAAGGTTGAGCCACTATATCCACTGTGATGATTTCAAAGTCTGAAACTTCGCCGTTGCCGTATTCAGAAATGTTTCCACTTCCTCGTGAGCTAACGCCTAATTTCACACCCGATTCCAACATAGTTGAAACAAGTTGACCCATGGGGGTTGGCAAAATCTTCATTTTGCCGTATCCATTTGGACCGTCCATCCACATATCAGTAATCATGTGTGAAACTCTGTCCAAATTAATTTTTAAATCGTCTGGATGATCTACTTCTCCTAGTACAGAATAACCTGACGTGATCTGATCATTAAGTGTTTTAGTTGCTTTCGCAATTTCCGAAACCGGATACACTCTTTGATTGGCATTCTTAATGCCTCCTTGAATACAGATACCTTTCATGTAAAGATCTTTTCCATCTTTACCTTCATGTAAAACCTGCACTCGTGCTTGATCAAACGTTAGTTGTTCTCGTAGGTACAATGATGACATCCGACTCTCTCCTTAAAATTCCAATTACTTACGCAACTGGAGATTTTTTGTTATCAGCTTTGTCAGCAGTTTCAGTTTTTGGTGCCGGTTTTAATGACACTTTTTCTTTACCGCCTGTGTTTGCTACATCACCGATGATTTTAGCTGGAGTTGCAACTGTTCCGCCTTTTTCGTCAGCTGAACCTTGAGCAATGTTTTTAGCATCTGCTTTTGCTACTTTTCCACCTTTATCACTTGTTGGAGATTTTTTGTTAGCAGTTCCGTCAGCAGTTTCAGCAGACTTAGGAATTTTGTATTCTTTTACAGTTTCCTTAGCTTCGAAAGGCATTTGAGCTTCTACTGGTGCTAAAGCCGCTTCTTCTGCTTCTTCTTCACCTGGTATCATTTCTTCTTCACCTTTATCACCTGACATCATTTTTTCAAATTCTGCTTTTAGTTCGTCTAAAGCATCTTCTAAATCAACAACTCTGTCTTCTACATCGCCTTCTTCGTCACCAGCAACTTCTTCTTCGCCGGCATCGGCAACATCAGCTTCGCCTTCTTCTTCAGCAGATATGTCTTTGATCAATTCATCAGTTGCATCTCCACCTACTTCTTCGATAGACTCTTCTTCAACAGTTTCGTCTTTAGCTTCATCTGCAAGTTCAACTTGTTCACCCACAGTTTCGTCTTCTTTAGCTTCTTTCTTATGATCTTTGTCTTTCATAATAGTACCGTCAGGCATTTTGTGAGAACCTGCTGGTACAACTTTGCTTACTTCTTCTTCTTTTGTTTCTTCAACAGTTTCGTCTTTTGACTCTTCTGTTTCTGCTAATCCTTCGTAGATGTCTCTTGACTTCTCTACTACGATCTCGTGGAATAAAGATTCCGCTTTGTCGTTTTCTTCATTGATTAACAATTCTAATAATTGTTCAAATTTGTTTGACATGTTGCACGTGCTCCTTGTGTATGCGTTAAGATTACTTATAAGTGTAGGTATTTACTATATAGGCGGCGAAACAGGTGCCAAAAGCGGCTAAAACTGTCTTTATATGACAGTATTACGCTATATTTTGATTTGTAAATTATATAGCTCCAAAAACTCTTCAATATCTAGGGTTTTAAAGTTTGGAGCAAAATTTAAATCGTGGGGACGAAATCCGTTGTGGGGTGCTACTCTTATAAACTGAATGGATGGATAATCGTTTAAACATCGCTTGGTTTGATTCATCCAGTTGCCATAAAAAGTGGCATCTGATTCCACGGGTTTGTAGTTGCGAGTGCCTTTGAACACATTATTAAATGCAAATTGTCCTTTATTGGACTTAGGGTGTCCTTGATAATCAAAACCCAGTATGTATATGGTTTTAAAATCCTGTTCACAAGCGTGTTTTAATGCAGTAGGACCAGAACTCCAGCCCAACGAAGGTTTAAAAAACTGTATGTGATTCTTGGCTCGATCGACTTTATCGTACTGGTGATTGTAGTTGCTCCATACTTCGTGTGTTTCAGGGTACGGTGTTTCTGATATTTCTAAAACCATTTTGGGATCCACACACACCAATACATCAGGTTCTTCTGTGCGATACACACCGTTACATGCCCAA